GAAAAGAACGAAGCACACTGGCGGGAGATGTTCATGTACATGAATGAGCGCTTCGATAAAGTAAAGGAGAAGTGAGATGGACTGGACACAAACAATCGCTTTAGGTGGTACCTTAATTGCTTATATGACTGGTATGTGTGTATTCTTTCACCGCTTAAGTGAGAGAGGAATTGATAAGGTTGAAAAAACCATTGTCGAATGGCGGTCAGAGCATAAGGATCAGATGCAGAAGAGCGATTCACGGTTTGAGAAAGCTATGGGCATGATTGATGCTCGTTTAGAAAAGAACGAAGCGCACTGGCGGGAGATGTTCATCTACATGAATGACCGTATTGACGGTAAAAAACGTAATGAGACCTAAAATGCCTGTTTCAACTTTAATAAGAGCGGATATTGTTTCCAGCATTGTGAAGAATGTCAGAGTTTCCGATGAAGAGGCAAGGGATGTTTTAGAATCGGTATTGAAAGAAATTAGTCAAACGTTGACAAAGGGAGAACATGTGAAGATCCCAAATTTTGGAAAATTTTCCGTTCGTAAAAAAAATGAACGCCTAGGTCGGAACCCAAGGACATGCGTAGAAAGTAAAATTTCTGAGCGACGGGTTGTTACCTTTAAGTATTCACGTTTATTGTTGAAAAAATCATGTCCAGAAGAACAATGACGGGCTAAGGTCGTTCAATCGGTCTTTTAAAAAGCATCCGATATAGAATGTAAGATTATAATCATCTTGTTGATTTTATCATCTTCATTCGAATTAATGACGTGATAAATAGTTGCCCCATACAGCAAAGCCTTCAATACAAAAGAAATAATTTCTTTATGATGATCGTTAGGGAATTTGTCCATTATCAATCTTTTGCCGATAACATTATTTGTTTTTCTCTTGTTGGTACTGTGAAGTTAAAGCCGCAAGCTCTCTGAATTTCTGCTCTCCTAATTCCTCCAGACCAACCTTATCTGCAAGTTTCGACCATTTATTAGCTGCAGCAATATCGCCGTCTCTGGCTGCTTTTGCTACATTAATAGAATAATTCAGGAATTTTTTGTTGGTAATTAATTGCGATGAGAATGAAGCAATACTAGATGCAAACAGCGTATTTTCAATAGCTGAACGTATGCTTCCACCATGTGCGAGTGTTGCTATCCCGCTAAAAATTGTTCCCCAGACAAGACCTTTATTTGTACTTCCAGAGGTATTTGTATTTCTTGCATTTTTCGCAACTTCACCTCCCGCTATTTTGGCGAAATCCTTTAACTTATCAAATTGAGCTTCACCAATCAGGTATTTAATCAAGTGAGCCTGTTTAGGATCAGCCATTATCTTAGCGAACGGAGCATACGTTATTTTATCAGTTTTAGGGTCAACTATTTTTCCAACAATAAGGTTTTCTAGCTTTTCTCGTTTGAGGGAATTAAAGAATTCTGCTCCTTCTTTACTTGTCCCGAGAGCTGTTTCAATGTGTTTAAAATCAGAGACATTGCGAATATTGGTTAATATTTTTTCAGGATCTTTTTGAGAAAATATACTCTTAACAATATCACTGGACAAAGCAGTGTCCCCCAGGTACTTACCATAGTAAGCATCAGCATCCGAGTGTGCTTGATACCAAGGTTTGTTTTGTTTTCCATATTCTTCAAGATCTTGTTTGATAGCCCCTTGAACATTTTTTAAGCTTGACCTCACGCCTCCTGCATTGACTTCCCAATTGATAACATCATTAAGACTTCTTTTTGTTCCACTGAGGGCAGTAACTGAAGTGGAATTATTAGGAGAAATACTCAATTTCTTTAGTTGCTGTTTGTTTAATTTTTGGCCATTTATGGAAACAGGAGCAGATTCTAAGGAAAGATCTTTTGTAATCCCTTTTTCGATTTCATCAAGTTTAAATAACAAGGATTTCTCATCAGGAGACGGACTTAGGGTATGTATGTTATTTCTTATTTCTTTAATCGTATTTAATGTATGCTGAGGATTCATCGTCGCTCCTTCAGGAAGCAATTGATCTGCAGCTTTATAAAGTTTATCTTTCTCGTGAGTAATTGATTCTTTGGCCTTGATAAGGGTATCCTGTAAGATTTGTCCTGCATCATGGAGAATAGCCTCTGGTTCATTGGCATGAGAAATCCTATACCCTACACTTTCCAATGATTCCTTGACTTTATTAGCATAAGCAACATCATGATTTTTTATATTCTTTTGATGACGAGATCCAATAAAAGGCGTTTCTTCAACCATCTTCTCAAACCCGGCTAACCTTGGGTTTTCATTAACCAGCGTCGTGTGCGGGTGCAATCCTTGTCTTTCTAAGGCATCTACAATATCAAGGTTAATATTATTAGGAGAGACACCTGCTGCTTTTAGTGCCAAATTCTTTGATCCTTTAGCCGCTGACCCTAAAACACCTAGACCTGTTGAAGCACCAAGACCGATCCCTATCGCTGCAGGAGTAGAATAACCTTTTTCATGAGCAACTTCTGTCGCAGACCCAGCAACAGCACCAAGACCTACATCTTTCCCTTTGGTACTTCCTAGATGAGCAAGGCCTTTTTCAATTCCTTTTAGCCCTGCTTTTCCTGCCTTTAACGCTCCAAGTCCAGGAATCAGGACATCCATTCCAAGCTTGATACCTTCCTGGATCCATTTCTCTTTTTCCGGTGTGGATGTATAACCACCACTCAGATGATCAATACCCTTACTAATAGTGTCTGTAACAGAAGGAACCAGTGGAATATTGGTTCCGGCTGCAGCATTGATCCCCATTGCAGGAATGTTCCATGCTGTTCCCGCTAAGTCTGGGATAGCACCAACAGCAACTGATCCTATGGTTTTTGCTGTTCTTGCACTTGCTTTTCCAAAGCGATCTAAGAGTCCGTCTGATTCTGACGGCGCATATTGCTGTTGTGAAGGCTGTATCTGCGGGTTGACATTGGTTCCACCATCAAGGGAAGCAGGGGCAGAGAGTTGAGAAGGAGGAGATTCAATGCTAGGCGGATTAGCTTCTTCTACTTTGGGGAACTGATTCCAAAAATTATTACTCGCTCCCTCTTTAGGGTCTATAGTAGGCGGATTAGCTTCTTCTACTTTAGGGAACTGATCCCAAAAACTAACAGATTTCATTATCCGAATACCTTTCCGCCCTGTGCGATAGCTTTATCTATCATACTTTCAGGGATCATCCTTTTTTCTCCGTCAGGGGTTTCAACGGTATACATTTTTTCCTGCGTTCCATGCTGGTGAGGAACAGCCCTTGGTGTAGAAGTATTGGCTTTATTACTATAAAGATTCGCTGCATTATCTTCATCGAAAAGCTCTATTTGTTGACGATAAAGATTGATTTTATTGGTAACGTTTGTAATCGTTTTGTCCATAGAATTTAAAACAGCTTGTTTATTTGAGGAGAGTTTTGGCCATGTTTTTTCAGCTGTTTTAATATCGTTATCAGAAATGACACCGCCATAAATTGTTTTAAGATCTTTAAGATAGCCAAGCATATTTTGTCCGATAGTATCCGCATCGAATGTATCGCCTGTTTTCTCAGCCCACCAACGGACAACTCCTGTCCATGGGTCACTTCCCGCTTTATCTGAAGAAGAAATGATATTGCGCATTTCTGTTATACGCTGTAAATGCTCATCACCATTATGCATATCTTGGTATATTTTATGAATTACCTTGGCGTTTTCTTTTGCTGTCTGTACTTTTCCTGCTTGCTCTGCTTTAGCTTTTGTACTTGTCGAAAAATTAGAGTTTTGTTGAGAAACAGCCAATTCACCTCCCCTAAGTTGATTCAGTGTAGATTTGGGATCTTGTTGCATCTCCAATTGTTTTTGGGCTATTCCTGCACGATCATGACTTGCTTTAGCACTCATCATATGAGCATCAGCGTTCTGCTGTTGAATTCCTTGATCAAAGTTTTGTTTGACGAAGGCTTGAGCGTCTTTAGAAATATACTTCCCATAATTAAAATACTCAGGAGACTCGGCTCCCGGCGGGGTAAAAAGAAACCCGTTTGGTCCAGCGGTTGCAACAAACGCCGATCCTTGGGGAAGTAAACCTGCCGTAACCACCTGATTAACAAGCTTCGTAAAGCTTTGATGTTGTTGTTCGGGAGATAAACCCGATTGAGTGATATTATAGGCGCTATCGGCATAAGGACTAATCATCTGTTTTTTTTCTTGCTCTTGTGCAACCATCAGAAGATCTTTGTTTACTGCTTCTTGTTGCTGGGTAAGAAAATCGACGCCCTTTTGAAGTGTTTGGTAATGCTTTCCTTTTTCATGGATCTCAAATCCCGTAAACAAACCGTCCAGCAATGCATGAAGAGTGCTTTTTGGCCTTTTATTGTAACCTACAATTTCTTTCATTTTTGAGTAAACATGGCCTGCACTTGTTGTCCCCTTATTGGCTTGGGATAACAGTGCTGATTTAGCTTTATTTGCAGAGCTTAAAGCGTTAAGGCCTGCTGCTTGTGTTTTGATATACTCATTATCCATTAGCTTGTTCACCCTAATTGATTTATATTTCTTCTATTATTAGGCTGACCACCTGTCATGGTTGACATGAGTCCGCCCAACCCAGCCCCGGTTAAACCACCAGTCGACAGCATCGCTGGACCACCTAGATAAGCGGCTCCAAGTGTTCCTGCTAATCCAACGGCTTGCTGGAAAAATCCAGGTTGATTATCGGCATTATGCTGTTGCATGGCCATATCGTAGTTTCGATAAGTTGTCGCATTTCCGGCATCGTAGTGAGCAAGTTGAGACTGATGATTCTGTTGTCTTCCCAGCTGATAATTCATCCCATTATTAAACGTATTCGTGTTATGACCAGCTCTGGCTGCCTGTAATGCTAAGGCATTAGCGAACCGGTGTTGGTTGTTATTTTGTGTTTGTTGATTAGCTTGTAGGCCAGCAGTAAAGGCTCTTCCGGATGCATCAAGCTGTCCTTGATTATGATTCAAATCAGCGCCGAATTGATGAACCTTGTTGGCATATGCTTGGTTTTGTATCTGATTGTCTGTACCATAAAGACCGAGTGCATGACCTTCAACATTCCCGCTCATTCCACGATTAAAATCATCTTTTAAAAGAGCATTCTGGGTATTGAGTAGGCTTCCTTGTTCTTGGAAACGCAGAGTCCTATCAGCTTCTAGATCAGCGTCATATTGGCGCATCAAATTGTATTCTGCTTCAGCCCCTTGAGCGAGGCGATCACGACCCGTTTGCCTCACATCAAACCGACTTTTTTGATCTTTAAATTCCTGAGCCGCGAAATCACGACTCTTTTGAATCGATTCAAAATCATTGTCTCTTATCGATTTGTTGAAGCTTTGTTCAAGATTTCTCCTAGCTGCACTTCCTTCGGGAGAGTGAGATAACCCTCTTTGAGCTAAACTATCTTCAAGAGCCCGAGCTTGCCGATCAAAGTTCTCCTCGACATAAGCTCTGGACATCGCTCTGAACCGATTGACATCTTCTTGAAATCCTTGAAATCCGGCAATTCTATTGACATCGGCAACCGTTTCTTGATTAAGGTTTCCGATGGTATTAATGAAAGGCATGAACCTTTGAACAACATCCGGGCGTGTTTTGGATAACTGCTGAATGCCTTGCATTGTCTCTCTCATCGCTTCCTCCAAACCACTTATAAAAGCTTGTTCTGCTTGATTTCTGATTCTTTCAACGGAGGTTCTCGAGGTTGGTCTTCCATCGGTTCCCCTCATTTGGCTTCGGGAAAATTTAGTACCCGTAATCATATTAAAGAATTCGCTCATCTCTCGGGGGTCTGGAGCTCTTTCAACCCTATCAACATTAAACTTTGGATCCATGTAGGGTGCAACGTCACCTGGACTCTGATACTGAGGAACGTTAAATCCTGGGTCTTGGTAGGGTCTCGCCTCAAAATTAGGAGCTGAAAAAGTAGGTTGTTTTAGTTGAGGAGCCTTAGGCGCATCAGATCTACCGCACATTATATATTTGTCCTTTTAAACCATGTTTTATTTGTGTCTTGTGACCAGGACGGTCCGTGTTCTTGTCTCTCAACCCCGTCCAGACGTTCCATAAGTTTGATCCAGCTCTTCCATGTCGTCCACGTCCATACTTCTGTGAATCCATATGAAAATGGTTTGTTCATCATGAAGTTGATTGTTGATTTATTAATTATTTTAAACCTGAATTTAGGAAAAACGGTTAAGAAAACCTCAGCTCTCCCAAGGTCGCAATCGGTGATAGCGTATAGCCCCGCTTCTTCACCGTCTCGCTCAATGATAAAAAATTTACCGTTTTCATCCCAGAAATCAGGAAAAGATTGTTTTGTTTCCAGTGATGAAATTTCATGAAAAAAAAATATCATTTTAAAACTCATAGACCAGAAAATTGAAACTTGAAGCAACAGCTGTATTATTAAATCCTGTTCTAATGATGAATCCTGTAGTTGTACGAGAAAATACTTCTGCAGAATAGATGGCTCCGGGACTGTTCGGATTGTCAGCTCCCAATAATACAATGTAATTAGCATCATTGGCTTCTGCATTAAAGGTCACTTGGTACATGCCAGTGCTTATAGGGGCGACGGATTGAACGCCAATTCCTTTTTGAAGTCCTCCACTAGCAACGTAATACCCCATGGCGAAAGGGATAAACTGTGCAGTCCCACTCAGTTTGGTGGTAGACACTGACCCATCTATCAGCTTGGATCCAGAAACGGTGCTATTGACCATTTTAGAACCATTAACAGAGTTATCAATGAGTTTAGCACCATCAATCGTTGCATTCTGCAGCTTAACACCATTGAAAGCATTGTTTGCGCTATTGTTGAACACCTCGTTAAGGGCAACTGAACTGACATATGGCTGACCAGGTCTTGTGACAGGCACACACCAATCCGTCATTATCATGGCGTAGATACGTCCGTTATTGAAATCTGTGCGGCTTGCTAGCATAGACACACTGCCTGCCGCCTGAAGAGCAGTGTAGGGCAGTGTTAAATCGGCGACTTTATCACCTGTCACCGCATTGTTCACTAGGTGGCTAGTTATGATGCTGTTATTGGCAATTTTAGCGGTTGTGACATTCGCATCAGCGATTTTAGCGGTTGTGACGGCATTGTTGGCAATTTTAGTGGTTGTGACATTCGCATCAGCGATTTTAGTGGTTGTGACGGCATTGTTGGCAATTTTAGCGGTTGTGACATTCGCATCAGCGATTTGAGTGGCTGTAATCGTTGAATCAGCAAGTTGCCCACCGACAAGGCCTTTCAAAGCGATTTTGTTTCCACTAAGACTGTTGTTCGTTTGGGCATTCCAAATGACACTCAATGGTTGCATCGATGGAGCTGTGCCACCGGGAAGACCCGTTGGAATTTGATATGCTGTCGCTACAAGCTCATTATAGGTATGATCGTTACTATTTCCGATTAAAAAACAAGCGTGACCATTAGAACGTAATTTAGATACTGGAATAGAGTTTTCAGGTATTTTTGTAGGAGTCACTGAATTGAGAGCTAATTTCTCAGCTATTACGCATGAAGCTTGAAGTTGCGGTGTTCCAACACATATATTGCCCAACACCCTTTGCGTAATACTTGAATCTTGAAATATCGTCTCATTAAGAGAGGCAGGCTGAACGTAATCTAATGTGAGCTTCCCCCACTCAATCGTATATCCATCAGTAAAAGGAATTTTACCGATATTAGAAAGGTCGGTGACACCGGGAATGCCGGCAGCAGCCACGTCATCAATCTTTTTGTCGGTTGCGTTAATCCACTGAGTTTGCGTATTTAATTCAGTGTCTATACTGGCTTTATTAGCATTGGTTGAGGTAAAAAGATGGGGGTTTTGTCGTGCAAAAGCCATTAGCGATCTCGCCTTCCATAAAAAATAACTTTTTTGATTGAAAAATAACTCCCCCTTGAGATAACAGAGAGGAATAACCAGGGATCTGCTCCTCTTTTCTTTAATTCCCGTGAAAGTGTTTTAAATTCACCGTTGAATTCAATGTCGCAGATATTGCCCTTTAATACTTCTTTTCTTAAGGTTAAGAGAGCCTGTTTTCGAAAAGAAGTTGATTTAGGCCGCTCATTAAACAATTCAACAAAAACACCGTTGCCGGAATCTTCAATGAAGGTATTGGCGTAATCAGCAAGGCAGGAGACTCGGTAGCTGGTGGAAAGCTCTCTATTTGATTGATTAAAGGGTTGGTGCCAGGAGCCAACAATCGCCAGCCCCTTATTGTCAGTCCCATAATCAGAATAGGCTTTAGGGCTTCCGTCTCTTCCATCGCCGTAAACTAGAATACTTCTGTTTTTGAGAATGAACAGCCGATTCCCCAAATGGACAATATGATTAGACTCAAAATCACCGGAAAACAGAGAAAAGAAGTTGGGTTGTGTGGAAAATAGAGCATGATTAAGCACACTATCCCCAATCTTGATTCCCAGAAAAGCCCCGAGTTTATAAAGAAAGACGAAACTTGATCTGTAGAGAACATTGGACTGTAAGGCATAAACCACTTGTTCTTTCAGAAGGGAATTAATGGCAGTGATGGTACTCGAGGCAAACTGATTACCGATATTAAGGGTCGAAAATGAATGAAGTCCACCGGCATCAATAAAGAAGATATCATTGGCAAGTTCAAAAACCAGATCGCCGTGGATAGCTCCTGAAGAGACTGTTGAGTGCCAACTGAATGTATTGTCGGCAACCAGACCCGTATAGACTTGGGTCTTCTCACGTCCGATAAAAACAAGATTAGATCCCCCTTGAGCAATGGCCTCTAGATTATCAACAACACCGTGTTTATTTGATAAGTCCAGCGGCTCGACATCTTGCGTTTCTTCTGTCAGCCAACTATTGAGCATATTGGGTTTTTTGGTACGGTAAACTCTCATGGATTCATTAGGAGATCTAACCTCAATACCGGCTGCTCCTTGACCCAAACCCCATAGACGGTCTTGAGCCACATACAGAAAATTACATCGTGGTGGATATGACTTGAAGAAAACTATTTGAGGGAGGTTGCCGATAAGGTTTGCCAGCGTTAAGGTGACAATATTGCCGACAACATTGCTGTTTTGAATGGGGAATTCAAGAGCATTGAAGAAAATACTTGTCGCCTGAAGGTATTTAGCCGGATTTAAAGTGCAGGTGAATTGAAGCGTAAAATCATTGACTTTAACAAAGGTTGTTGCCTTTTCCTTTACCCATTCATAAATAATTGATGCTGTTGTCCCGTCCCATTGCATCAGAGGATCCAGACCGTTACATATTACAAGCTTTTGGGTGAACGGAACAGACCTTGGGATACAGTCGGCGCGAAGACCTGTAAAGACTCGTATTGATTGCTTCGTGGCAATATCTGTTTTATGAAGCTCGCCAACGGAAAAAGAGATAGAAGTAATGGCTTGTTGAAGGGGAAACACAGCATCAGGAACCTGGAAAGAGAGACCGGTAGCATCAACGAAAGTCCGTCCTGCTATTCTTAACTTTTGAGTAACAACGTTCTGGTCAGCATCCGTATAGATAATTTTCACCATCGTATCATTCAAATAAAGATCTCTTCGGTCTGTGGTCAGAGTGACGGTATTACCGATGACCGAGATATTAGCTGCTGTGTTGTCGATGTTAAAAACACTCACATAGGAGAGAAGCTGTTCGATGCTACCTGAAGCCACATAGGGGAACGATCGTATAATGAATCCATCATCGATCGATGACAGCTGTACGAAGTTCTTAACGCCGTAACGAAGGGTGCCGTTGCCCAAAGAATCCTGGGTGAAGTTCTCTAAATAGTAAGCATTATCCTCAGGTAACAGATAAGGAGCAATATCCCTGTTCATGCCTTTATAAGGAAAGTGAATGTGAGCTTGATCAAAGTTTTGATAGGCGAATCCCATTTCTAAACCCGATCACCGGTCAGAGGATGAGCTAAAGGCCATGTGTTTAACAAATAATTGGAATATCTCATTTTCCCCTTTGTCCATTCATCAACAGCAATTGATTCCTTAATGCTAGACTTAAACCCATCCATATCCTGATAGACGTAATAAAGGGTGCCGTAGACCAACAGGTTTTGAAAGGAGGGACGAAAAGGAATTGTCGTATGAGGAAACGACCCTATTGATTCTTCCTGCAAATCAATGAAATCCGGGACATATCCGATAAACACATCGTAAGGCTTTGCAAGGTTAGAGTAGATTGTGATCACATTATTTTGGACACAGTAGATAGGGCGGTAAGATTCATTCAAAAACTTTTTCTCTTGCAAGAAGAGGTAGGGAACCCGTTCAAAGATAATGCGATTTGTTCTGACATTCCGAACGTTGAGAATACTGATTCTTCTTTCATCGGTATCATAAAGTTCAATCCCCGTCGTCTCATCAAAACCATTTGCCAAATGAGTTACTGAGAGGTTGTCATCGAGCGGGGCTGTGAGACGATAAAGCTCATGACACGCCATATTCAGATATTTGAGGAACTTCCCTTTCTCCTCAGTGTCGACATCATTGATGCCCACACTGAGGTTAATCACGTTGTCCAAAATTTCCGAAACAGTGGCCATTCTTAGTTACTCATTAAGAACGATAAACGAATGTAAGCCGTGATGGGAATCTCTGCTACGGCCGTTACAGCGATCCCCATCCCATCTGCCGTTACAGAAAATTCATGATTAGCGATCAGAACACCTGCTGCAATATCGATGACTTGTGAATTTAAAATCCTTGTAATCGTCCGATTTCTTTTAAAAACCACGACGGTTTCCCCATCAGCAATAGGTGTCACTAATTTAATATTGACTGAGGTTAAAGCACCGGAATCAACAGTGATTGCCGTATCTTGTGGAATCCTGTTGGCGACGGTTAATGTGTAAGCGTAGGTTTTAACTGAGGCAACCATGTTTAGCTCCGTGTAAATGAGTGAATAATACCTTGTTCAATAGGCTGCGCCAAAGAATTTGGGAAGATTAAAGGTTTAACGCCCATAAACTGACGCGCTAAATGAAAGCCGCTATCTTCAACTTTGTCTGTTTCTTCGATATAAGTCAGACCTGTTTTTTGGAACATCCCCCAGGCACCGCGACCAAACATCAACGACCATTCAACTGTATTAGGTGTTCCGTCGGCATTCGGGAGATAGAGCAATGGATGATTCATCGCGGTGACTTCAATACATTCACAGTTACCCACACGACCTATAAATTCACCACCGATAATCGGGTTTCCTTGACCCGGAAGATTAAGGCTTCGTTTATAGTTATATTCAATGAACTTAGGGTCATTTTTCAGGTTATTAGCGGCGGTAGACGTCATATACAACATGTACTTTGGCGCATCCCAACCATTAAACTGAGTCACCGACATCGGTTGCAATGGATCTGTCCCGGAGTACCGTGTCTTAGAGAGCATCAACAGACGTTGGATATGATCCCAGGACATTTTGTGTTGTGCCGCACGGTTAAGGGGCATAGAGGCTGCTAAAGAGTCAGGAAGAGTGACGTTATTAGCATATGTATAAATACCGTCAGCCGCTTGACCGGCTACAATATTACCCGCAATAGCACGAGCAACCTGAGGTGCAGATCCAGGGACAGAAGCAGTATACAAGCCTGTCATCGCTGATTGGAAGATTTTTAGATCTTTATATTGACGGTGATCTTCAGCTAACCGTTGAGCTTGGTTTTGGGTTAAATGAATCTTGGAGGCAAACTCTTCAATCGAGATATTACGGCGGTCAAGCTTGAAAGTAATCTTGTCAGCATCCACCAGCATGGTATCTGTTTTCTGGAAACGGTCTATACCTCTAACCTGATCATCATTGAGGATAGGCCTTGTGAAATCTGTTGGTTGCAAGCGACCAAAGACAGCGGCACCGCCCTTGCTGTTTTCAATGCCCTTAACGCTAATTGCATTAGAGTCATTACTGCCAGACAACATCGTAAAAGGAGATGATTGAAGATAAGTTTTAAAAAGAAATTCGTCAATTTTAGCTTGGAAATAAGCCGGAGCGATTCCGTTCATTCCATTTGGAAAAGGCCAGTAAGCCATGGTTCACCTTGTGAAAAAAGATAATAAATATTGCTTAACGCAACGGTTAAAACTTCTATTTCATTCGGAGAATATTCGTTTAAAGAGGTTAAGAGAATCGAACGGCTGGTCTTAAGCTTTAACTGAAAGAATCGACAAAGCGGGATCAGTTTTAGAATAAGGGTATCAAAAGTCGGTCTTAAGCTTTAAACTCCTGGCCTACTAGAGCAGAGAGTTAATTAAATATACAATGATTTCAATACATATTCAATACTTAAGAGATATTTATCTATTGCCTACCGATGTCATTTTAAGTAATTCATTGGCCTTATCTTCCATCATTCTCTGATAGTTGGACAAAGAGTCGCCTTTAGAGGCTGAAGGTGCAGATCTACTCGAAGAGGATGGGGTGACAAAGTCTTCATATTGTGATATTTTCGCCTCGAGTTTAGCAATCTTGTCATCTCTCTTCTTAATCTCTTGCTTTTGGGCTATGGCATACTTCTTGGGAGAACCGGCAGCAATGACTTCACCATATTCAGATTTGAGATTTTCTTCTCCCAATGCCAGAACCTTCTTTAGAATCCTCATTGGTATTTTCTCTTCTAAGATGAGATCGACCATCTGTTCTTGTTCTTCAGGGGAGAGTTCAGTATACAGGGCATCGAAAGCATGAATTTTCCCCTGGTAGAGTATGTCTCCGGAAAAATCAATATATTGTTGGATAAGATCACCCGTTAAAATATTGCAAATTGGACTCAGAGTGGTTTGAATTGGTTCAGCAACTGTCTCTTCATTAAAGACAATCCCCTCAATGGACATAGACTTTATCAAAGAATCTCTTTCTTCTTCGGAAAGGGAGCCTTCTTCTGAAAGTTGTTCTATTTTGGCTCGAACGGCTTTGAGGGCTGTGGTATTTTTGGTAGCAAACCGTTGACTATGCAGGAATCGTTGGTTGAGCTTCTCATAATCTTCTGAAGTCTTTTTCTCCTGTTTGTCTCTTGGCGTCTGAGGTGTGTCTAAATTATTGCCTTCATCTTTCTGTGTAGCAGGTGATTCAGAAGGATCTTCTGGCTTATAAGAAGAATCGATCTCCTTATCTTTACTAGGCTTAGAGACATCAACCTTAGCTTCCTCTCTCAATTCTTGATCTTTCTTTACTTGTCCGAAAAGAGATTCTTGTGTTTCTTGCAATAGACGCATGGTATCCATTTCAGGCATTACTTCATTGGTCACATCTTGAGTATTCATTGGGGTTGTCCTTGTGGTTGAGGTGGTTGATCTTGGGGAAGTTGTTGTCCTTGAAAAGCTTCGGGGTTTTGCAGCATGGCTTTCATCTTAAAGGCTTCGACCATCTCTGCCTTGAGCTTTTTAGGTTTATCTGTATAAAGTTTCAGAAGCTCTTCACTGACCCATATCAGCTCTTGGAACGGAAGTTGAGCAATGGACTCAATAGCATTGCGCTTTTCATCAAGAGAGGTTTTGAAGTTGGGTATTTCATCAATGACTATAGAAAAAGGGATGAAGTTAACGTTATTGGCCACATGAACATTACCGATCATATCTTGATACGAGAAGTTCAGGTATAGGACTTCTTTATCTTCGTCTTCCTCAAGTAAAACATAGACGTTTTCAAGGAATGAATATTGGAGGATATTAACAAGTTGCTTGCCCTGCCTTTCCTTGAACACATAGAAGTTATCAGAAATAAAGGCATTGGTCTTATCACTTGCCGCTTGTCGAATCCGTTGACTAACACCGCTGGTGGCATTGGTTGGAATGCCTCTTGCTTCATCTTCCACCCCGGATGACCGTTTAACCAGGTTAATGTAGCTCTCTATGGCCTTCATCTGGTTATCACCCATCTCAGTGCTGTTTTGAACTGTAACCTGCTCATTGCCCTCTAAAAAGATAACGCCGTTAGGATTTGTCCATTGTTCTCTAATTTCTTCAATGGATCGGTCATCTTTATTGAAATTGTTAACAATCAACTTTTGGGCAATGAAATGACGGATCATTTTCGTTAATCGGGCATTGAGGTCAATTTGCATGGCCTTGAGGTTTTCAATCATTCCATAGGGAACGTTATCACTGCCTCTTTTCTTAAAGATAATCGGGATATAGGAGAAGTCCTGCTGGGTAGGATAAGACGGGTTCAAGGGATTATATTGTAAGATGGTATTTTGACAAAAGAATAATTGCCTGATTTCTTTTGCATCAATCTTTTCTAATTCACCTCCCTGTTCTATGACTTCTTCAGCTTTATCAAGATCAAAGGTCTCAAACAGACGACCGTCTTTCGTGGTTCCTCTAAAAGCTTTCTTAGGAACTTTGAATTGAACTTCGCAGACACAGTTCATATCCCCTACGGCTTCAATTATCGGTGACTCGGCACTGAGGTTCTGAATGGCAGGTGAGACGGTATAGGAGGATGAATAGGAGGGAGAGAACGCAGAGAAGTTAATCTCATCTGCTTTCTTGCCCCACCTCATCCGTATCTCTTCTTCGGTGAGGAAATGAAGACGGATAACGTAATCCATTTTCGTAAATTGATCTGAAATATCGTTGAAGTCAGGGATAATCTCCAAAGGATGGATATGTTCCATCTTCGTTTTGTTATCTTTATTGGAAATATTCATCCACCCCATGCCACCAATGAGCGCGTCCTTTAAGGCTTTGGTATTTTCCTTATCGGCACCGGTGTCTTGCTGGACTTTGGTGAGGAAGGAGGTAATCGCCGCAGATAATCTCGTGGCTTCGTCTATTTCACTATCAACCTGCACCTTAATGCGAAAGCGGGACTGAAGCTCGTTGCCCATAATACTGTCAATGATCGGGGCGATGATGTTTGCTGAAATAGGTTGAATATGCTTTGCGATCATTTTTAACAGATCTTGATCAAGAAAAACCTTGTCTCCATCATAAAATCTCATTGATTCAATGTGACCTCGACGGTAGGCAATATAGCTTTGGTGAGCACAGGCACGTTCTAAAATGAGTTTACCGTACTCCAGTGCCTCCTCTTTATTGTAGGTCTTGCCTATATATTTCAAATTAGACCTCCTGTAATGTATTGTGAATTTTCATGACGAGATCTGTTTTCTGTCTTGGCATATTGAAGGCCGCTTACCATATAGCGCATGGCATCAAGTAAATGGTCATTGCCGTCCTTAATCTTTCCTTCTTCATCGCGTGCGTACATCCGAAGCTCACAGAGCAGCTTGTTGCAGGTGGTAAAGATCTTTAGTTTCCCTTCATACATCCGTTGAAGAACACGCATTACTCCTGCTTCTCTAGCATTGTTTGCTTTCATCATTTTCAATTTGTTCTTTTGATAGATTTCCACAAGCTTTTCTCCGTCTCGTTGGGAAGAGCTACGGCCGGCAGGATCATGCATAATCGTGACCCATCGATAAGCATCGGCTCCACGCATTTGGGAAAGGCTGTAGATATGTTGTTCGGGAGTCTTTTGATTGGCGGCATACTCGAAGTAAATGTACAAAATATCTTTATCCCTGTCAAAAGCACCAAAGACTAGGGTCGTATCATCTTTCCAACCAAAATCCATCCCCGCAATACGGGCAAAGTGAGAAGGTATATCAAAAGGAGTGCATGTGAGTAACGATTCACTAACGGGATAAACCATTCCTGAGCCGACAGAAGGAACACCTTTAGAACGCGCCTCAATCTCATGGGGAGGGATCTTCGATACCAGGTGCGCCATCTCATCACGATTTAAGTGTGGAGCATCCACCCATCCTGCCATAAGGAAGACACGGCCTGCTTTAACTTCCCCCTCAGTCCGTTGAATCTGTTTCTTCTCTTTAATCGTTTCCCCATTTTCAATCCTCTCAACCTCAATCACTTCTTCCACAAACGATTGCACAAACTTTGAGTAATAGAGGCACGTCGCCGAGATCAACATCATCCCGTAATGCTCTTGCGATGTCGACATGAGACGTAATGAGGCTTCTGTATAGATATCGAGAGGCGGCTCTTCATCCAAGTGGCAAAGGTCAAGCTTCTCTCCTTGCCATGTTTGTCGGCCTTGCTGATAGGTCTTAAACGAAATCAGAGAATGACCACCAAATTTATTGAGGATATGATATTGGTGTTTTGTCTTATTGCGGTAAACAACAAGTGAAGGATGTATCCATGGATCTTCACTAGGTTCACCCTCAAAATAACGTCTCTCTAGGATGTTTATTTCTTTTTCGGTAATGCCGCCAACCCAAACATTAATTGGTTTATCATACCGATACCCTGTCCACCAATCAGGATAATTGCCTGTCGCATGCATACACACTTCCAATGAGCAAGCCATGGTTTTACCGATACGATTTGCGGCAAGGAACAGCCTGTCTCGCGCAGTGCTGCCAAGATTGTGAAACTCAAGATGCTTAGGGTGAGGTTTGTAGAACTTGAAGTGGATACGTTCTAACGTTTTCTGCTCTTGAATATAGGCATCAATACAAGTTTTATCAAAGTCATTATCTTCAATAAGCACTTGATTTTGTTGGTTATTTAAGAGGATCAACGGAGGTTCGTTCATTAACGATTTCTATAATAAGCTCATCGACTACTTGTGATTGGCGGATAATAGCCCGATCTCTTAACAAGATTGCTTCATCCGATGTCAGACCGGCATTACGGAACACCGAGGTATCTGGTGATTCAGTTACATCTTCATCATTGTTCTTTGGATGGAGCAACAAATGCTTCATGAGCCTGTCTGCTGATCTTGACCTTGCTTCTAGGTCTTCCTGCTCATTGACACACTGAAGCATTGTCAGCAGAAGTGCCTTACCATTTTCTGTCAGAAACTCAGTAACTAGGTTTTCAGTCACAGCTCTTCTGCCTCTGTTTTTAGCAGCTTGATTACCGGGTTGAAACATCCCTTTATTTACTTTAAGTGATGACACTTTTCACCTCTTTTACCGTTACTTTCACCGTTCAAACGGTGGTTTCTCCTTTTTTGTGAACTCGACACCAACTCCAAATTCATCCCTTAAGATCTCCTCATCAACAAGCTCAATCACATTGTTAGCACCCAGAATTAAATATGATGCATAAGCCACGGCAAACAAAAGCACGACGGCAACAAAAGGAATAACGGCAATGTATTTAAGGGAATCTTTTATTCTTAGCATGTTCTTTATCACAGATATCTTGGATCTTTTGTAAAGACTCTTGATACTGATGCCAAAAACTTGATCGGGTGGGGGAATTTTTCATGGTGTTAAACAAGTAAAGATTATCATCCATCTTCTGCCGAAGTTGCTTTACTTCGGGACTTTCTTTTATTTTCAATACGACTTCTTCAAAGTTAATCATTATATTCGGATATTACCATTTACCGGAGTGCAGGGTCAACGAAAAAGGTCTAGTTTTCATAGTCTTAATCGGTTTTTTTTCATTATTACTTAACATCTTCTCTCGAAATACCTTCAGCTTCTTCTCAAACACCATAAGCTTACCGAGATAATCATAAAGCAGAACACATTTACCGGTATCAGCTTCAGGACACAAGATCTTGAGCTCATCAGTCAATGCGGCTTGAGGAGTGGGGAAGGGTGGCAGTGTCATAGTATAAAGATTCTGGGTAATTTCCTTAGGGTAGGGTGTCTGGATGACGGCCGTTGGCTTGCTCTGACAGCCAACGATGAATATCGGCTCTATCAACAGGAGTGCTATCAAGGCGGCGTTGTTCATCGACAACATTTTTCGATTGATCAATGAGTTCCTCCGTTTCTTTTTGAATGATTTGGGATTGTGAAGCGATAAGATCAGATTGTTCTACTTGCTTTTTAGCGATGTTTTCTTGTCTCTTGAACCACAAGGCCATCAGAACGCTAAAGGCCAGTAGTAGAGGCTCTATGGCCTGATATAGGTATGAGAGAAGCTGCATCAATTGAAGTATATCCTAATCAGGTACTTCAAATAGGAAAGGTTACGCTTGAGTCTTTTTATCATAATGAATTATATCAATAAACCTGTTTTATATCAACGGTTTAAATAGATTTTTACACAAGATAAGGGGGGTTAATATTGAAATCTAGATTCTATCCGTGTTCTATAAATCCACTCTGGAATTTAAGAGTTTATTTTTGTTTGCGTAATTTGGGAATTGGGGGAGATTGTAACTCTTAGGTATTCTTTTTATGTGATAGACACACAGTGTGGTGAGGATCCCACCATAATATTTTCATAATATTCACGTCTAAAATGCAAAAAATTCTTTCTCTACCGCATATTCTTAATGAATAAAGGCCGTTTACGTCATCAAGCTGAAGCTCTTGTAGTCTATTTTCTGCTTCGGCTGACAATTCCTCTCTATCAATGTAATGACAGCCAACATTAAGTATACTTTTAGCTGTAAAATTTTCAAATTCACGCAGTTTTTCTATAATCTTCTTATGTTTTTCAGCATCATCTAGCTTACTCCATGAAAAAACTCCATTCCTATCCGCAAAGCTAAAACGCCAAGCAAGCAATCGTCCTTCAGCAAACTCTACTTCAGAGGTTTTTATTTTTGTAGTTTTAGAAGTTTTAGGTTGGAAATTTCTTTTAGTTTTCTTGTTTTTACTCATAAGCTACTATAATAATCGTACAAGCTAGCATGAGTTATTTCAGCGTTCCCTCTATCCCCATCAGTCAAGCCCGCTTCTTCTCTAGTCTCTCTCCAGGGGGATTCAAGATGAGTTAGATCACTCAACCATTGAGAGCTTTTTTCTCCATAATCTTTTAGAACAACGTCAATAGTTTCAATTTGCTTGGTGCTCAAACTGCCTTCTTTATAAGGGATAAAAGATGAATCTAAAGTAAACTTTCCTCTATGATGAATAAATAACTCCTTAACCACAGGACCGTTTGCCCACGCTTCTATTTTCTCAAGAAACAAAGGCTCATCATCCCAAACTAAAGACCAAGATTGAGCATAATAAACAAGCTTTTGTAGCTTCATAGCGGGCATAGGGGCTTTTTTCGATAGTATGTATGCAGCAACATCAAAGCAGTTAGTTTTTATTTTATCCATGACTCTTTCCTTTTTTCTCAACACGCTGTGTTTAATTCACTATAATCCTTTATCAAACCTCTTTCAATAGAGCGAATCTGGTTAATTAATGGTTATAAAGAGTAAAAGATCTATCAAACCACAAAACATAAAACACTTTTTCAACCCTAACTCCAACCATTGCTTTCTTTCCATCAAAGCGCATCGCATGGAAAACTGTCTCCTGGTTTATAAAAGATATAGTTGGCATTGAAGCACGCAAAGACCTTGAAGATATTTCTTCAATTCCTAGCCCATGACGGTCAGACTGCCTTATTTCACGCCAGCTCATATCTTTTCTTTTAAATAGACTATTTACAAGAGCTACTCTTTCATTTTTTTCTAACTTACTAAAACAGTAACCTTTTTGGACATACTCAAAGGAAAAAGTAAATGTTTGATTGTCTAGACTTAGAGCTTCGTTTTCTGGAAGTTTTATATTTTTTCCTTGTTTTTTTTGAGGAATAGAAATTTTAGCCATAGATAATCAACTCATTATTTGTATGGTTTTAAATATATATGTATTTTATAATAATTACATAGTTAAGAGGGATTAAGGTTAATATTATGTTTACAGTTCATCATATATCGTCTTATTTTTTGTCGTTGAGTGCACCAGAGAGTGGAGAGGGAATGTCGCATCTAAAACTGCAAAAACTTTGTTATTATGCTCAAGGTTTTTATTTAGCTCAATACGATAAACCTCTTTTCTCTGAAGTAATAGAAGCCTGGCAACATGGTCCTGTAGTTCCTGATCTCTATCAAGAATATAAAACAATGGGTTATAACTTTATTCCTCCACCAAAGATTAATATAGATATTTATCCTTCTGATATAGTAGAGTTTCTTGATGAAGTATACGAAGTTTATGGTCAATTTTCTGCATGGAAATTACGAGATATGACTCATATGGAATCTCCATGGATCGAAGCCTTCAACAACCAAAATAATAATGTTATCACTCACGATTCAATGAAAAATTACTTTAAGACTCTTCTTCAGCCAACCGTCGAATAGAGTGCGCATCTGGGTGATCAATTCATTATGCTTCCTTGCGCAAGCTATCAATCAACAACGGATAATTATAATTACACAACGGCTTTTTCCTACTAACAACGATGATATCGGTAAGGTGATCCTTGCTGATCGCCTTTTTTATTCTATAAACAAATTGGTTTACGATATAGTCTTTTAAAAACACGTTATTTGTTTTTATTGTTAGTATATTTTCATCATCAATAGAAGCGAATACCCGACCGATTCTCGGATTCTCAAACCACTCTTCGTACGCTATTTTACCGATAATCTCTTCAATAGCTTTCATTAACCAGATGATCTTTTTCGATTGACCGATGTATAAAACTTTTTCCCACTTGCCTTCTCGGGAGTAAAATTCTATCTCTTTCCATCTAATATCTCCATGCTTAAGCCGATGATATATTTCAGCACCGTAGGGACGCATGACCTCTCGAAACAGCAATTTATTAGGAAATACTATCTGAATTGTAGGGAGAGGAGATATGTACACATTTACCCTTCCATGTTCTGATTGAAAACACCAATATTTAAATAATTCCCTGCCCATTACCGCCCTAAAAATATCACTAACATTAGTCAACGCCCATTTTTGCCATTCATGAAAGCTAATTTCTTCAAGCGTTTCATCAACGTTATTAGAATCAGATTTGATTTTTGAAATGTCATTCATCTTTCAGCATCCTCTCAAAGTGACATCAATTCTATCAATACCGACAGACTTTAGGCGATCCAACATATTGCAGGCAGTTAAGGTGTTCGTAATCCAGTCCTTGTTGAAACCGTTAGCTGTGTAAATGGTCATCACCCCATTAGATATCTCCATTTTAGCGGGTAATATCCATGATTTAAATTTTTCCTTTCCCATCACCGTTGCCATCGTATTGATGATTTTAGAAGGTACGTCAGAAAAATGAGTAGTCTCATCGTAAATCACCTCCTCCTTAGCCGACTGTTCTTCCATCGGTGTTGCTGATGGTTTTTCCTTTGTGGTCTTGTAAACATTGAACATCCCTTCTCTGTGGTATGAATCCTCGATGTTCTCACGTTTCAGTATCCAGCCTGCGTTTAACTCAAACGGCTCTTTTCCTGACTTGCCCATCAAGAAGGGGGTATCGGCGATCTTCTCAAGGTATTCCTCAAAATTAGATACTTTGCCAACGAAGCAATCCTTCATCCGTTTTCTCAACGCTCCCAACGCTCTGGGTTTATGAAGCTCAAAAGGTTTCTCAAGACTGTTGTTAAATCTCTCCAGGCTCTCAAAGGCTGATTCCACAACCGATGCCGCTATCTCAACATAGGAATTATCATTCACTTCTTGCAGAGACGGCTGCTTTGGCTGTTCAATAGAATCAGAATGATGAGTTTCAGTTTCACGCGCGGGCGCGTTTAAATTTAAAACTGTTGTTGAATCTGTTGTTAAATCTGTATCCTTATATGCATTGCAGGTTTTCGGTAATCTGATTGCAGGTTTTAGGTCATCTGATTGCCGAAAACCTGCAATCGTTGAATTCATTGGGTTTTTATATTTTTCATCATTTGTTTTTTTATTGATCCACTCAACAACTTTGGGGCATCCAATCTCAATAATCTTATTTAAATCAACTAGATAAGAAGTTGATGTCCCAAATTTATAAAGAGATCTTCTTCCTTTTTTAAAAATCCCCAAGTATTCTAGCTTTTCCTTAATGCTTCTGAACTTTGAACGGCTAAGATTTGTTTCAGAGCTCATCTGTTTGTCTGATTTATAAAACGGTTCACCTTCTTTTTTTGTTAATCTCCACCTGCAAAGATTAGTAATTACGACCGCTTCATCATTGGAACATCCATCAAAACTAAATCCATTTCCCTTTGATTTCATTGTGTTTTTATTGAAATCTGGTTCCTGGTAAAAATCCTTTTCCTCTACTGCGCCTTTCTCCTTATCTATAGAATAAGAGGGGGTGGAATTTATTACAGGGGGGGTGGAATTTATTACAGGGGGGGTGGAATCATCATCTAATTCTACATCCTTTTTAAGCATCCCCAATCCGAGTCTTTCGATAGATGCTGCTACGCCATCTTTGTCAAAGTTGTCATTAAACTCTCGAAGCTTCTGCTCATCAATCATACAGATACACATGGAGCCTCTGTTATCGGATATATCAACAAATGAGAGAAAGGGGACAAGCCTTGGATCCGATTTTATCTGCCGCTTTAATTGTTGGATTCTGCTCTCACAACAACCAATATCTTCAGCATATTGTTTATTTGAAATAAAGATCCCACCGTTAATTCTTAAGTTAGTAGGGGAATTATAGAATTCGTTGATATGATAGGCTACAAAATATGCTAACCTTTGTGGAAATGCCTGAAAGTATTGTGAAGAGATGTTAAATACTTTTTTGCCATAATTATTTTCAAACCCACTAATCATAAAGCTTGACTTTCTTACTGAGCACGTCATATTATCTCCTTGTGGGTTAAAAGCTATTGGCCTCAAAGTTACTGAACACGAGATATTATCTCCTTGTGTGTTAAAAACTATTGGTCTCTAATTTTTTACCCGTTTAATGCTGTAAATATAGCATTATTGTGTTGTTTTGTATACGTTTTATCCCAAAAACGTTTTGTTATTTGATGTTTTATCAAGAGAAATTCTTTTAAGAATTTACGTAAATTAAGGCCTTTCCATGGGGTCTTTTTTTACGCCTTGAGAACGATCATTTCATTGTTTTCACATTGTTTTTTTCTCTTCACTCATTTCTTCTCTCCGGTAAATTTATCGAAGCGTTCATTCATATACATGAACATCTCCCGCCAGTGCGCTTCGTTCTTTTCTAAACGAGAATCAATCATGCTCATAGCTTTCTCAAACCGTGAATCACTCTTCTGCATCTGATCCTTATGCTCTGACCGCCATTCGTTTATCGATTTCTCATTACGCTCATCAATCTTATCAATTGACCTCTCATTTAGACGGTGAAAGAATACACACATACCAGTCATGTAAGCAATTAAGGTACCACCTAAAGCAATCGTTTGCGTCCAGTCCATCTCACTTCTCCTTTATTAATTTTACCACCAGGTTCGAATATCGCTCATGTGTATAGAGGTTCCGTCAGAAAAACTTACTTCCGACTTTTCAATTTTGTATACAGAAAGATAATAAGAAAGAGGCAACTTTTTTAACTTAGGAATGTTATAACACATCACACTAACTTCTCCTTTTTCTGTTATTTTATCTGTTTCAAAATATGAATAAACTTTATCTGCAATATTTTCACTATATCCACTTTTAAATACACTTATGTTTAATGTAACTTTATGAACCGTTTTATTAGTTCCATTTTTTATTGAAATAAGAAGTGGGTATTCTGGAGAACATTTATACGGATCATATTTTATAGATGTTTCTACAGCATTGAACATATTTTTTTTCTCTATTTTTTTATTTTCAAAATATCCAAAAGCACACAGCCCAATAACTACAATAGCTGCCACAGTCTTAAAGACTAATTTAGGAAAAAAATAAATAATAAGTATAGAAAAACATACCCATAAAAAAATCACTTCAACTCATCCCATGGATAGTCAGGTAGGATGTCTTTTGCCTTAACCTTGCCATCAGTAGCCTTCTCTATTTTTTGACAGTTCACTACATTCGGAAACCTTCTTCCATGTTTCCAACTTACAACTGTTTGGTAAGAAACATTAATTTTTAGAGATAGCTGAGTAGCCCCTCCCAGTAGATCGATAGCTTTTTGAACGCTTTCTAAATTGCAATGTGGTCTTGTCATCATATCTCCTCATTTCCCTTATATGTGTTCTATATAATAAACATTCCTAGGTAGTCAAGTACTATCTAGTTATTTTTTTGTTACTATGCTGTAATTTTATATTGACATATTGTTACTACATAGTAATATGTCAATATAATCTAGTAATTGGCGACGAGATAAGAGTGGTCGCTAAAACCAGATGAAACCACCCCCCCTTCTTAGAGGGATAAAATAGGTGGTAAAAAAGCAACTAAGTATTTGAATTAATTGGTAAAAGGAGTTAAAATAGTGGATAATAAGATAAAGGATATAGTGATTATTTGCTTGTACATATTACTAGCGGTTGAGCTTTGGAAAGCGGATAACCTTTTTTCACAAAACACAAAAACATTAGAAAAAATAGAAGGATATCTTCACTTACTCGGGAATATGAGTATGAGTGGGTTAAAAAAATGAGAAAATTCACGAAAAGTACCGAACGGGACGATAGGAGCTTAAAAAGATGAAAGAGATGGCAAAAAGTACCGATCTGTTTGATTTTGCGGTGAACCTGATGAAATCTTCTGCGCGGCTCACGAACGACGCGTATTGGAAAGATGTGAAAGAAGACAGACACTTTGATGATTATTGGACAAGTAAAGAAGAGGAATTTGACGATGAAGAAAATTGATTTAATTAAGATCCGTCATTTAATAGCGATCGCCTTCAATGAGATCGACCTTGTCGGCCTAGACGGTGATCAAGAAATTGCCTGGGAAATGACGAAAGTGAAAGAGGGGCTGAACGAGATCTCTTACCTGATTCAAGAAAAGAGTTTTGAGCGCAAAAGTGATTTTGACTCTGACTCCCGTCTGTCAACACTACCTTATTAGGGATTTGTTAGATGAAAAACGAGTTAATGAAAAAAACGGTGTTGTTGCTGGAAAAAGCAAGCATCATCTTGGCTGTATCTGACCAAGCTCTTCATCGGTTATTGGCAGATGAAATGGAATCGCATGCTGCAATCATGGAGGTTGAGTTACAAAGCGCTCATACATCAAAGAGGAAAGATAATGAAAGTGGAGAAGTATAATGTTCGATGATCTGGATAAGACAATAGAAACTTTTTTTGATTTTACAAATATTGCTACCGATGAAGGAGAAACGTCTAGGATTGTGATGAACAGATTTGATGAACTTGTGTTTGATGACCTTATAAAAAAGAATTCCGAGCTTTCTATTAGAATAAACAATCAGCGTCGGACGATTCAGAACCTGACTGAGGGGATCAAAGAACTAAAAGAAGAGCATCAGATCGCTCAAGATAGTGCCATGAAAACGATTCTGTATTTGAACGAGATCATTTCTAAACTTCGAAAGGAGAAAGAGTAATGGATAGAACCAAGGGTATCGGCGGCTCAGACATAGCCGCCATTCTGGGGATCAGCCCCTGGAAGACTGCTTACGATGTTTACCTTGATAAAGTCAATGAGTATACGCACCGGGATGAGAGCGAGTTCTTTGCCGTCAGACACGCAGCTCAAGGTGTTATCTTGAAGCATTATGAAGAGTACAAAGGCGTTACGATTGAACAAGAAGAAGTATCTTTTGTTCACCCTGAGTATTCGTTCCTTCTCGGTAATGTTGATGCGATCTGTGAAAATGGAAAGGTTTTCGTTGAAGCTAAAACGACGATTCAAGGAGCAGATGATTGGAGCTTCCAGATTCCTGACTATTATCAAACACAAGTAGCATTTTATGCGGCACTTGGGAACGCTGACTATGTAGATGTTCCCGTTGCTCACTGGTTCAAATGCCACAATATCGCTGATATACAAGTAAAGCATTTCAATAACTATACTTATTGGAGAAATTTAGAGCTAGAAAAAATGGTTATTGATGCGGCCGTTGATTTTTGGGAAACGTATGTTCTTAAACGAGTAGAACCGCCCATCAGGACACTGGAAGACATTAAGAAACGGTACGGTAATTCAGAAAATACTGAGATTGTCGCAACGCCTGAGATTATTGAGAAGGTGAAAAAGCGCATTGAAATAGAAGATCAAATCGCCGATCTTGCCGCCTGTAAAGATGCCTTGACGTTCGACATCCAAGCATACATGGAGGACAATGCGATTCTTCTTAGTGATGAAGGTAAACGGCTGATTTTTTATAAAACACAGAGCCGAAATTCATTTGATACCAAGCTGTTTGAAAAAGAGCATCCTGAGCTTTACCCCTCCTACGTTAAACAATCGACCTCACGTCCCTTTAAACTGATAAATAGAGGACTTTAATCATGCAAGCACAACAAGTAGCCCCGCAAGAGAATCAAGCCGTTAAGAACATTGTTAAGAAAGAACAAAAAACGCCTCTTCAGCTCTATTTAGAAGGATATCTAAGTAAGGTTGATCAAATACTGACGGGAACAAACATAGGTTCAAAATCACTACTCAGCAAATTTCTATTCGTTCTGAACCAAAACGACAAACTATTAAAATGTGATAGTGTTAGCATTTTCAAGGCACTGGTCTATTGTGCTGAAAAGAAAATGACACCGACCAACGGCAAAATCATTCTTACTCCTTATGGGACTCAGTGTAAAGCGACTCTTGGCGTTCAAGGATTACGGGAGTTGATTCGACGCAATCCCCAAATAGTCAGAGTAGGCGGTGATATTGTCAGGAAAGCTGATACATTTACTCTCACGTCAGGTTTGAATCCGACAATTGATCATATACCTTACCTTGGGGAACAATCAAAAGACGGTGATGAATTATCAATAATTGGTGCTTATGCTTTCGCTGAAATGCAAAATGGAAAATATTTGATCCGATATAGCACTCAAAAAGAAATAGAAACGTCTAAAGCATGCAACAAAGGCAGTCACTATCCTGAGTCTATTTGGAATAAGTATCCGGGAGAAATGTCAAGGTTAGTGCCTTTGCGTAAATTAGCCAAAGAATTAATTTCTGATGAAGATGCAGATTTGGACACTACTGAACAACAAAGCACGGCAGAATCAGAGTATAAGCAGACCATTTCTGAAGATGGCGAAGTGATGAATTAAAGGTCTCATAAATAGAAGGAATAAAATGATGTTTTATCGTCTTAAAAAGTATATTTATCAAATACTTGGCTTGCAAAAAGTCCGTGGATTGACTATAGTAAACGTTAAGGAGTTCAGTAAATTAAAATAGGAAATTAGAAGATTACAATAGGAAGCATTCTTTCATTAGATCTAGGGACGACAACCGGCTGGGCTTTAAGTAAAGGGGGTGTGATCACGAGTGGATCGATCTCCTTTAAAGACACGCGGTACGATTGTAAAAATAGCAAATATACGAGATTTGCAAGATGGTTAGATACAAAAAGAAGTGAGTTTGGTGTTGATGAGATTGTTTTTGAAGCTGTTGCGAGTCACAAAGGATCGATTGCTGCCCATGTTTATGGGGGTTTCATGGCAACGGTTCAAACGTTTGGTGATAACAACGGTGTTCCTTATGAGGGTGTCCATGTCGGCACCATTAAGAAGTTTGCAACGGGAAGAGGTAATGCCTCTAAGCAAGAAGTCATCGATTGCATGAAATCTATAGGTTTTAATCCTAAAGACGATAACGAAGCCGATGCTCTGGCTTTACTTTACTGGAGGATGAATCAAGCTCAATGAAGATTAGTCAAGAAGGACTAGACCTTCTCAAAAAACTGGAGGGCTATAGACCTATTCCCTATAAATGTGCTGCAGGTCAAATGACTGTTGGTTACGGGCATAAAATTCTTCCCAAAGAAAAATTCACTCAAATCAATTTAGAAGAAGCTGAAACGATTCTGAAAAACGATGTATCATGGGCAGAGAAAGCGATCAATGTACATTTGCTTGTGTTTACCAAAGAGCTTAAGCAGAATCAGTTTGATGCCCTTGTGTGTTTTGTTTTTAATATCGGTGCCGCTGCTTTTCAAAACTCCGGGGTACTGAAGGCACTCCTGATTAGAGATTATGGGACTGCGGTAAGGGTATGGATGACATGGAACAAGATCAGAAACTCTAAGAATATTCTTGTCGTATCCCAAGGTCTTGTGAATCGCCGTAAGGCTGAGACACAGCTTTTTAACTCATAAGGAAGAGTAAAGGGGATAAAAGATAAGCTCAACTCAGCTGAAATATCTTAGCGGCGTTAGTGATTGATTAATTAAAAAGAAAAATGCACTCTTGACTTTATCAAATCAGCAGGAGTGCACAATGAATCTTATCACAAAATCCACAAAACATGTAAGCAAAATTAAGAATTTTCTAAGAAAAATAAAAGATGTAGCATCATGGATCGATTTTTTTAAGAAGGTCATAGAATATTTCCATTACATTTTAAGCGAAGGGGTAATATTGGTTATGGGCACAGGTGTTTATTATAGCTGGAATGTCTATTTTGGAATAGCAATCATGATTTTTTCGATCCTATATGGTTGGAGAAATTTGTATAAAAAACAAGAAATTAAAAATAATATTCCATTTATAAGAGAAGAAAAACCCCTTGAAAATGAGGATGATATGCAGGTAGATGAACCTGATGAATTTATCTCTCTTGTAGACGCTGCAGGCATCCTTAAAAAGCAAATCAATAGAAAGGGGTTAACTCACGAGCAAAAGATGAAATGGGACGCATATATTGAATCGGGTTTTGATGCCTTTTGGTTCTTTCAGATACGTGCTTACACTGGGTGGAATAATAAGTTTATTGAGATTATTTTAAAGCTAGTAAAGGAATGCAAAGAAGGTAACTTAATTTTTTGGGGAGAAGAGCCGCCATTAGATTTTAAAGAAAAAATAATCCCTTATTATATTAATGATAATGGATACAGCTTTGACCATAAATTTAATTTTATTAAAAATGAATCTAGTATTCAAAGAGAGGGTATACCTCACCCTATTACGTTTAAAAATATCTGCCTTGAGAAAAAGCCATTTATGAAGTGGATGAAAAAGACACTATCATCCGTGATACATGACCAAGATTAAGTAATGAGAATGAGCGTTTGCGTTATTGGGGTTAGGGGAGCAATGGAACAGGGAACCGACTTAAGGATCTTAATGGGGGATGTGTACGTCCATGGGTGTCCTCAAAATGAGCATAATACCTCCTTAAGTCGGTTCCCTGTTCCATTGCTCCCCTAACCCCAATAATAAAAGTTATTTTCCCTATAAACCGATTGAAAACAATAGGAAAAGCATATGAAGTTTGATATAATGAACTGATTATGCCGTACGTTCTTATTCTCATTTTTCTAGCTTACTTCATGCTAGTTATTTTTGTGTTTTTTACTGAGAGAGGAGGGGATGTTAATCACTTTTACCATACCAACGAGGTTACCCAGGATGAGCATAAGCTAAGATCTAAGCCAACCAAAAGAGATAAAAGCGGTCTTCACTTTCCTGAAATTCCTTTGAAATCACTGAAGAACATCAAAAAGGAAGGACCATCTATAAGAAATACTACCTCGACTAATAATGATCACAAAGATAGTCACGACCATCATGATGACCCTGTTTTTCCTCCACGAGAACGCCGTCGTATAGTTAGAAGACGAGACGAGGATGAAGATGAAGACGATCATGATGGTAATGGTGGCATTAAAATCCCAACAACAGTAATTGATGATCCTATTAATTGTACCGATTCTGGTACTCAGATGCGTAATCATACAATTGTAATGCATGATGTAGAAACAGGAACTGTTATCGAATATTCTGAAGCAGCCGTCGACAATCATACATCTCTCAGAGAAATTGGCATAGGTGATCAATTAGAGGTAGAGGAGATAGGTGTCGGTAATCATCTTGAGAGGGAAGAAGTTGGGGTAGGCAATTATATCGACCTAAAAGAAGTAGCTATAGGAACAAGTCTTGGCTTACATGATATCGGTATGCAAACACATCAAGAACTGCATGAAATAGGGGTTGGTAATTCTATTGAAATAGAATCAGAATCCTTAATTATCCCATCTGTTACAAGCATTCTTTCAGACATCAGCAGTCCGTCTCATATCAGCTCTCCACCAAACACAACAATTCTGCACTCTGTACAAATATTAGAGCAAGATCTTGAAGATATGAGAGACTTAATGTTCAACTTGAGTGAGGCTCACTCAATTGCCCCTAGTGCAGGAAACAGTGAAGAAGAAGTCCCTGTCGTCTTTACAAGAAACGATTTACATCAAAGCTTCGAGATGTTCGATGAGCATGGAAACTACAATCTCAGCAGGCTAGATATAGTTAATTCAATTCCTCTTGATCTGTTGATCGATCAAGAAATTAGCCTCCCTCATCTATCTGTTCCCACCCTGAGATCTATTTTAATACCAGAAGATAATGATAATTATTGGGGAGAGAATGGTAGCTTTCACTTAAGCAGAGTGCCAACGACAAGGTCTATTATGTTAGATAATGCCAATGAAGAAGAAATTCGTTTGAGTCAACTTCCTATCTTGCAATCACAATCACTTCATGAGAAAGAATCACTACCAGAGATTGAATCAATCTCTCCTATGTCATCTCCTACGCCAAGACGTTCCGCTAGAATAATTGATGACGAGAATGACTTTTAGGATTTATCAGATTTATCTTATAGCTCTTATATCTCCGCCATAAATGGCGAAGTTTTACTAGCTATAAGATAAATCTGAGATTAAGACAATTCGTCAATATTTCGCCAATTAAATAAACTCTTGTCAGGAATTTTTTCGACAATTTCTAATATTGTATATTCTTTCTTGATTTTATTGTTTTCTAAAAAAGTCTCTATTTTCATTCGAATTTTTAACTTTTCATTACCTCCTAACTTTTCTTGGTTATCACAATATTTATTAAAAAAATCTACATCTTTCATGATGCATTTTATCTTGCTTCCGTTGTCATCAAATTCCCATTTACAATCCTCTTTTGAAGTTGGCGTCAGTAACATATAAACATCTTCAATAATATTAGTATTTTGTAATATTCTTTCTTCTTCTATTGAGTGTACATTTGAGGTGGCAATAAAATCATCATAGCTTAAATCCTTTGAAATAATTATTTGCTCATCTTGGTTGTCATAATCATTAATAAACGATACATTTTCCTCAAGCTCTCTTGATATTTCCGACATCTTAGCAAGAGATTTTAATAGCCTATCTTCATCGATCCTGACATCTCGAGGAATCAAAACATTTTTATTAAGCTCATCTTTTTTGGATTCTATTGCTTCAATAATAGGATTGATAATCTTCATCTTCCTTTCATCTACGGGAAGATGTTTATAATCATTGCTACTTAAATACTCAATAGTCTTCTTTTTTGATATCTTAAGAATTCCTGCTATTGTAGTTTTTATTGGACTATCTACAAACTTATCGATTGCTTTATCGTCAATCTTATTTAATCTATCTAAAAGCCACCATTTAATACTACCTGACTCAAAATCTTCTATGTAAGAAGCTACCGTATAAGTATCATCGATACCATTAACTATCGAGTGATTAAATTCATTAATTTGCTCTAAAAAGGAATTCATTTTCTTGGAGAATTCTAAAGCCGTAATATTTCTATTTTTAGGAACATCAAACTTAATACAATACCAATCCTTTTTATCTTGGTTTACAATCATACTAAGTTCCTCAATTTTTAAATCTAATTTAAGCTTTTCATTTTCGTTTTGACTGCACTATTTTCTTTGCAGCTTCAAAAGAAGTTAACATATTATTTGCCTCGCTATGGAGATCTTCTATATCACGGGTATATCATACAGGTATCACCTCTTGCAACTCTGTGCCCATAATAGAGCAAATCATTGAACTTACGCTGCTGTTAATAATACCAAAAAGATCTATAGCCTGCCGCGGAGATAAACTAATTTCTGGATGAAGCACAGGATTTCTATGTAAGTTATTGATCTGACTGAGAATTGATAAAATAGTGTCCTCAAAAAAACCAATATGTTGATTGCTTTTCATAGAATTTAAGTAACTACCAACAGAAGTTTTTTCTGGTCGATCTTTTCCATGAGTCCGAGCGTCCCAATAACGATGTATAACTGCTTCATTTATTCTATGAAGGTGGAACCCTGCTGCTGTAGGGACTTCAAAAGCCAGGCATTTTGCAGCTTGTTCTACGTCATATTCGACTTCAGGAGCTAACTTTAATAAATCATGATGAAAAATCAAAGAAGGATTCTTAGTTAAAATATTGACGTCGTATGCTCCTTTTGGTGTTATAATATAAGCTGGAGAAGTTGTTAAAGCTGATTTTAGAGCAATTTCAAATTCATATGATGACCATTTTAGAAGCTCTAAGGTCGGTGGATTTTTTTCATTTTTATCTATATATTGAGATAATAGAATTAAAAAATTATTAGCTGTTTTTGCACATGAAGATAAATTATTCACATAAATACTTCTAACCATTAACATTTCAATTGATGTCTTTAGAAGACTCAAATAGTCAAAATCCCTGGCCTGTATAGGCTCCTTGTCTTCTATATAATTTATTTTAGAAATTAATTTAGAAAACTCGTAAAGATAAGTTAAATCCATCGCTATCATCGTTAGGTCTATATGTTTATTAATTTTTAACATACTCTATATTACTTCTTAATAATATCAACAGGGATCACCTCTTGCAATTCTCGATAAGACACAAAAGTATTAAACAAATTACTATTATCGTCTGAAAATGCATAAAGAGTATCTCCTGATTCGAGATTAAACGGTGAGGTCTCAGCGAGAACATCCATGCGGGCATTAGCTTCCAGACGGTAGTTCTGAAGAATGCTATATTCTGTTGGATTCCCCGGTGTTGGTTCAGACTCTCTTAGCAAATAAAGAGAGACGAGGGTTGGATTGTTGACCTGATTAGCGATTAAGATTGAGGTAAGGATACAGGTATTTTGTGAGCCAAAGATGAGAACAGGCGTACTCGATATTGATGAAGTTGGGGTCATTGAAAATGCAACAAAGGGGTACGCCTGGGTCATCGATTTATCTTTGAAGAGGTGAATTGGATAGGAGTCCCTCTGTCAGCGACTCCCTGCTCCATCATTGTCTGGCATATCTAAGCGTTTCTTTGAGTTGTTGGAATTTGTGCTTGAATGGCTTGAATATCAGCAGTGATATCATTCAAGACAGAAGATAAGTTCGCACATAGTTGTTGATATTGTGGTGTAACTTCGCCGCTATAATTGAAGACTTGGGTGCCGTATTGTTGGCAGAATTGAGAATCGACATTGAATGCTGATAGATCTTTCATACCGTGTCGGTTGGGAGTAATAGTTGCCATTTTCGCATCTCATTAAATTAAAAAGTTGAACATGAAAAAAGACTTGTGAAAATCTTCTTTTTAATACCTTATTCTACCTGAAAAATCATATTAAGACAATGATTTCAAATCATTTTTTTCCAAAAAAGCAACGCGATTTGTTAATTCTTGAATGGCAAGAATAGTATAACACAAAAGCTTATTGTAATTAATGGCCAAAGAAGGTGTATGTGTGTGGTTTGTTTGTTGTGTTTCATCTAATGGTTTGTAGACGTTGGTGGCATTATCAAAAAGTTCTAGAACTTCTTCAGCAATGAGACCTACCTGAAGCTCGTTGGCCTTTCTGGCTTTGCGTTCTTTCTTTTGTGGCGAATCATCTTCCAAAATATCATACCTCAACCCATAAGAATAGACATTCAGTTGGTTCAAGCGATCAAGATAGTCCTTGTGTTCTTTCCTCTGAAGGCTATGTTTTTGCTCTTTTGAAGAAGAAATGAACTGACCAGAGCCATTAATATAGGCCACATAGCTCGTCATCGTTGAATTATCTTCATCCGTAAAAATAAATCCCAATGTATCGAGTGGATTAATGAATTGCATGTAATCGCCATTCATCACCAGAGACGAAGTTTCTCCAAGATTGTTACATTCAAAGATGGTTGAATAGGCGGAGTTATACGTATTGGCTGCCCGCAAGTTTAAATAGTTGCTATTTGGGTGGACGTAACATTGCGTACTTCCATCGTAGAAAGTTGTTTTTGCGCTGTTACCGGCAATGTCTATACGTTTCGTGTTTCCTGTTCCTAATTTAAGAGTAGCTGAATTTATTCCCCAAATATAAGCTTCATTAGCGCTATTATTAAATCCGAATTCTACAGCGTCAATACTATTATTTTGAATTTTTAGTCCGGTTCCAAGTGCAGAAGAATTTGTATTATTGATTAAAAGAAGATTAACCACTTCATTTGTAGTAACTCTAATAGGACTTCCAGAAACATTTGTAAATACAATGGGACTTTGAACATTTAGAGAACCAGAATTGTAAGAAGCAAGATTGTTTCCAATCAGCGATCCTGTGGTGGCATTCACATTGCCTGACGTTGTTAGGCCGTAGGTTGAAAACGAAACAGTTCCATTAATGTTTAAATTGTTGATATGTGGAAGAATCCAAGTTCCATCACCACGTAAAAAAGCATTTGATGATCCTGGGTAGCCATTTAACCTCGAAATGTTGAGTTGCCCTGTTGTGTCTATATTGATATCAATACTCGAAGAAGTGGGTGATGCCCATGAACCATCCCCTCTCAAGAAAACAGAAGAGCTTGATGGATAGCCCGATAAACGATTAATAGGCAAACTTCCAGACGCTGTCACAGAAGTCAATTGACCGATCGCATTCACCGAAAAACTGGCAGGCCAATTGTAGGTGCCTGATGTCACACCAGTATTAAAAATATTGATCAGAGACTGACCATTGCTAGTGGTCACGGTCAATCCGCTATTTGAAATGATTGATGTAATTGGCTGACTTCCAGCATTTGCACCGGTCACTTGACCTTGAGCGTTGATCGTCAAAGAGTTTGGCCAATTGTAGCTTCCCGGTGTGATACCAACGGAAGCGATGCTAATCGTGCCGCTAGAGGTGATCGTTCCACCGGTGAGTCCGGTGCCGGCACTGATACTCGTCACGGTTCCAGGTGCGTTTGTTATCACCCATGATTCAGACGCCAGCGGATACCATGTAGAACCATCTGAATATTCAACTTTCCCAAGTGCCAGTGTCAGTGGTTTGATAGAAAAGGGTGTTTCCTTCTCATTGAAAGCACCCTTTTTTGTTTTTTTGTTACGACCCATTGTTGTACCGAATCATACCGGCCACAAGTGAGCCTGGACGTTGTGCTGTTGTGCCGCCAGGTAATGTTGTCGAAGCAGTACCGGGAAGAACAGGATTCGTTGCCAGACTTACCGTTGCCGCACTGCCACTCGTATTTACCGTGATCTGATTTGTTGTTCCTGCAATCGATTCAATACCGCTTTTTGCAAGCTTAACAAATGTAATGCTGCTCGTTCCAACAGTCGTGACAGTGGCTGTCTGCATCCAGGCCGTAACACCGTTCACCGTTCCTGTTGCCACAAAGATTGCGTCACCAACAAAAATCTGAGAAGCAGAATCAAAATCAGTCGCACGTGTTAAAATCCATGGAATACTTAATGATCCGACATTGGTGACCGTATAGATCCCATTTTGAAACGCCGTACTTTGATCTTTGATGAGAACGCGTGCTCCTACGGCAGGTGTTATTCCGTCAAGTGCAAAAACCTGATTAACGGTACTTGTCAGCGTTGCACCAACACCGGATGTCCCATTGACGTAAGTCGCAGAGAGGTTAGCTGTCGTTGCCGCGATACACGGTGCATTGCCTATTTGAGAAAGAGCGTTAACAACATACCCTTCTGTGGCTAAGTAATACCAGTTTGTGCCGTCAGTAAATTCCGGCTTTCCCGACGGTGTTGGCGGTACACCCTTGAGGCCTAATTTAGCCATAGCTCGAATTCCTTCAGGTGTCGGAATTAATGGTATTTTTTCGATCTCATGGAGATCTGGTTTTTCTTTTTCGTTAATTGTCATTTTTTACCTTTCTTTGATGTAAAATAGTTAGTGTATCGTAGGCATTGTATTATACCTAAACATGCCGGGAACCAAAACACTTGGCCTGGTCGTATTGTCACCGGATGGAAGCGTCATCGCATGGCCTGTGAAAACAGGATCCGGTGCAAACTTCGCAATGACTGCACCGCTCAAAAGACCGGCGCCAATCACATCACCTGCCAACGTCACGGTCGCATTGTTAAAATCACTTCTCAAAGACGATAGATCCGATTGTAAAAAACCAATCTGAATGCCATGAGAAATAGAAGTGAGACTCAAACCGGCAACTGTCAATCCTAGTCCAGAAACTGTTGCCGCTAATCCTGATACTTCTGCCTGAAGAGCCGAAAAAGCGGCTCCAAGCGTCGCAAGTTCAGCCTGTATGGCAACAATACTCGCTTCTAGGGCGGCCACTTGTGTTTGCAGTGCCAGAACCTCAGACTGCAAGGTGCCTATTTCCAAAAGCATTTCTTCAATCTGTGCTTCAGCGGCAATCTGCCAGTTTTCAAGCTCGGTTGCTGCTGCTTGTAAAGACGTCACTTTCGTCTCAATTTCGTTCACTTGCAGCTGTAGCTCATCAACTTTTAATTCAAGTTCACTCAACCCATCAGATTCCACAGGTCGATTGAAAATACTGCCACGCCAAATACGGTTATAGGTTAAGTTGGGAAGATTATTGACTGAGATTGTCTGAGTAGACTGAGGTTGATTATTTTCATCTCCTACAAAAACCTGACCTTCTTGAAGAGCGGTAATTGCGACATTTCCATTATTATTTGTCATTAAGCCGTTAGGCAGAGCCTCAAGGGCTTGGGATTTGGGGAGGAGAGGGTGGACACGTTGTAAAATGAATGTGGCATTTTGCTCAATCAAACTTAGTTCATAGCGAAGAGTTAAAAAGCGAGAAATCAGATCTTTAAGAGCAAGAGATTCCTCGGCCACACCTGCTTCATTCCCAACCAAAATATTTCCATCCCCAAGGGCAATCAGGTCAGGGGTGAGATCTTGAGGACTTTCGGTGTTATTTTTGTCACCGATAAACAGTTTCCCTTGCTCAAGAGTTCGTCTTCCAGTCCTTGGATCAATGAAAATATCGCTAAATTCATTATAAGGCTTAGGCATCACTTAATCTCGAAATGAATTGGCCAATGGCAAAAGAATCAATATCGACCTGTTTTTCCATCGCTGATTCAAGATAAGCTAAGAATTCAGGTGTCGAATTATCAAGTTCTGTATCAACAGTTGGATCAAGATTGACATTAAAACGATAATAAAAGAGTTTTGAGTTGGTTAAATTGGCTTGAACACCTAAATTGAACGCCATGACTTCTTGTGCTCCCCCAATTCCCATATCGATGAGATCCATGAGGGTATACATGTTCTCAAAGGCACCCAGACGATCCATACGCTGAAGGACATCTATTTTTTCCGGTGTTCCTTTTTCAGGATCGTTAAAAGCTGCTGGGGGATCGATTCGAAACATAGCAAGCTCTTGCTGAACCCTGACATTTTTGGAGGATAGAAGACTGGGAGAAGGAGGAAATCCGATATCTCCAGTGCCTGTTCCCACAGAAAGCAAGCAAAACCGTCTGGCATCTGGATAAAGAGCTTGTCCAAGGGTCAACGCTAGTTGAGCAGGGTTGTTTTGCACGACTCCACCATCCACATAGTTAAACCCAGCCAGACTACTGGGGGGAGCAAACCGGGCAGGAGGAAAGTAAAGAGGTGCCGACGCTGTTGCCAAAGCAACGTTTGCTGCCAGTTCAGTTTGACCTGTATATCCAGGCATCTGTGCATTGGAAAAGAATATTGGAATGGTTTTCTGATTGTACCCTAGGTTTGGCGTATTGTAATCACAAGACGTAATGAGAACATTTGTCTGTAGTTGCTGTAAGGTGGTTGAGCCAAATGTCGCTGATAATTGGCTGATAAGATTGGTATTTGGGTAAAACGATCCGCCAAAGACCATGGTGCTGATTTTGTCTAAAGTAGTTGCTCTAACGCCGGGCGTTGTTGAGCTTGTGGAAAAGATAGATGGTCCTTGGGTTGAAAAAAAGGCTTTGAGATCCGATGGTGCTAGACGTTTACCATAAGCACAGGCTTGAATTCCTCCGACACTCGTTCCGGAAATGATAGAAAAAAGATCAGGAAGGGATGATCCTGGGATTCCACAACGTTGGACAAAATAGTCCAAGAAGCAAGCAGAAAGGTAACCCCTCATACCGCCTCCGTCATCGGAAAGAATGCAGACTGTTTTAGGGACAGTCAATTCTGAAACAATTGTTGATAATCATAAGGAATCATAGCATTTTTTAATGTTATTTAGAAAGGGATATCATCACTTATTTCTTCTAATTTGGGTACTCATCAACAGACGACACCAAAGTTCCATGAGATCATACTTCTTGCCTATTAAGCCATGAACATATTGCGTGCTTGCGTTTTATGTTTAAAGCACAATAGCACACATTGTTCAACCCTTTTGCTCTTTCCACAACTTAAAAGCACGCTGTAATAATTCCGATTGAGTAATACATGTAATTGCTGAAGCTATTTTAAACTCTCTTTTAAATTCCGCAGGAACCCTAAAATTTAGGGCAACTATTTCCAGTGGTTCGCTTTTCGTAAAATTTTCTTTAGTTTCTCCTCGATTTGGAGGTTCTCCCTTTGAATTATTTCGATTTGGTGGAGGTGGTAATTTAGTTGCCATTATATACTCTTTTTAGTTAGTAATTTTTTGTATACAATCAATTATGGATTGTACCATTTCTTCTGCTCTAAGTTTTAATGATGGATAAATAACCTCCGATAAGGATTTTCCTTCATCACTAACTCTTCTAAAAGCAGTTTTTTCTGGTAAGGATCCCTTTAAGCAAGAATATCCTGCTTTCTCAATATATTTTCGTGCTTCCTCTATTTCGTTTTCTCTATCCCCAACTCTGCATATAGAAAAATATATTTTATTTAAAGGTATATTATTTTCAATAAGTTCATGCGCTAACATTATAGTTGGGCGTAAATCATCTAGAGATAAACCTGTAGGCAAAACGACAAGAGTAGATGCTTTAGCAATATCAAGTGTTCCAGACATAGAGTGAGGCGGCCCATCTAAAATCAACATTTCATATAAATTTTTGACTTTCAAGGCTTGGGCTACTGTTCTAAATGGTTCAACTGCTACTTCAGGCTCAATTCCATTTCTATCTCTACGTTTTTTCCAGTCAGTACTTGTCCCCTGAGATATATCCAAGTCAGCAATTTTAACATTCCATCCGGCAAAAGAATATTCACGTGCTATAAGCCTAGAAATAGTACTTTTACCTACTCCTCCCTTTTGAGATATTATCCCTATTATAACTGTCATACAGTTGCAACCTTTATAATTGTGCTTACGTTTTATAACGTAAGCACGTTAGCACGCAAAATACAATAAGTATTTTTGCCATGAGAGGGTTGGCCACTAAACGTGTAAAAGGTATACACATCTTTTTAAGTGCTTTTTCTCATGTATTTATTTACCTTCAGAGATTCTCATCTTCCAAAAACGCCCGCCACGAAATATGGCAGTCCAAAAAATTCTCTGAATGGTCAGAATTGACAAGAATTTGATCTCCCTTAAACAGATAAAGACATCCATTGTCCATGAACTCTTTTGGAAAGCCATGATCAAGCTTGAAGTCTTTCACAAAATAGGATTCCTTCTTTTCATCCTGACGCAGAAGAGTCATCCGAATGGTCAGGCGAAGGGAAGACGCTCCTGTATTGGTGAGAAAGAGGTTATCGAGAATGATCCGTTCTTTTACTTCCAAGACGCAAACGGGGGTGCTGTTAATGTTAGCGGTGCTGTGAGTTTCGTATTTGAAACACATAATATTCACTTCTTCTTGTTTGTGGGCGGTTTATTTGACGTAAAAAGGTCAATTGTGACTGTAGGTTTTTCTTTGAACTGAGATATCTGGTCACTAAAATACTGAGCGTATTGGGATTTGACGCGCCCATGTTTGGCGGGAAGCTTTTTATCTTCCTTATTTGCCATATTTGCCATAAGTTTAATGTTTTCCTTATTTTCCGGCATAATAACAGTCTCTTTTCCCGAGGACAAGAGGGACTCAAGATTGAGCCTCAGTTGGTCAATGATGGTGTCTTTTTCATGAAGTTTCTCATAAAGGAAACCCAGTTCTTTCCCCATAGATTCCAAATGATCGGATAAGCCACTCATCTTTTCCTGACAACGTAAGGACTGCTTTTCCAAAGATTCCATCCGTAGATCACGGGCTTCTTCCCGTTTGATATCCCCGTCTAAAATCTCAATAATGTCGTCTATGCGTTCCTCAAGATTAGAGAAATGGGGATGGGGAAGAGAAGCTTTTTCCTGATGCTCTTTCAGCATTCTCTCAAACTTCCAAAGCTGATCCTGCTGGTCAATGAGCTTGCCGTAATTTTCGGCATTGCTTTCGTTCATATAGGAAATATAAGACTCCATACGCCTGTCCCAATTCTCAACTTTGTAGGTGAAGTCCTCAATGTCTTCCTTTTTAGTATTAAGTTGCGCTATAGAATCCTTCAGCTTTTTGTGAAGCTTCTCCATTTCCTGAAGGAAAAGACTAGCGTGTTCCTCTTTCTTTTCCAGTCTTCCTTCCACATGGATCAGTCTTGAGTGTGTCTTTTCCCAATGCTGTTTGTGCTTCTTCAGGGCGTGCAGGCAATGAAGATCAAGACCCAGATATTTCATATCTTCCTTCCCGTGACTCCTGCTCCAAGCTTAGAAAGGGATATCATCATTAAGATCATCAAATTTTACCACTGAATCTGACTGATATGTTGCCGTTGAGGCAGAATTATAAGAAGAAGTCGTGGTCGTTGAAGATGGTTGATAGGAGGATTGCTGTGCAAAACTCGGGTCCACATAGCCTGAATTCTGATTCTCCTCCTTCCTATCAAGAAGGGTTATCTCTCCCCCAAACTGAGGCAAAACAACTTCTGTTGAATACCGCTCTTGACCTTGTTTATCCGTCCACTTACGGGTTTGAATCTTGCCTTCCACATAGACCTTCGATCCTTTATGTAAATACTTCTCAGCAATATCGGCTAAGTGTGGATTGAAAACAACGACATTACTCCACTCAGTTTTATCGCGTCTTTCACCTGTTTGTTTATCTTTCCAGGACTCACCGGTGGCGATAGAAAAGCTGATGATCTTTGCTCCATCCTGGGAAAAACGAGACTCAGGATCCTTTCCAAGGTGACCTACAAGGATAACTTTATTAACTGATCCAGACATACACAATCCTCTTAAATAACAATAATATTCTCCTTATTATACAATAGATTAGATGTATATTATAGGTAAAAATCACATATTTATAAGGATTCTTGACTGGTTTAACGCTGAAAATATGGCTATAGTAAAGTTAATAGAGGATAGTGAAAATAAACAGGATTTAAGTTGATGGCTAAAGAGGCATCTTTTACAGTTTCTTACGATGGAAAAGCGTTAGAAAAACACGCTTCGGAAACAGAAAATGAAATGATTACAGAAAACAAATATGAGGTTGCTTATTCAATTGTGTCTCTTGCCTTTAAAGAAAAGGATAAATGGAGGTTATATGACGGTCAGTCTACCATTAGTGCGTCTATAAAAGACGAAGAATTTCTTGAAAAAGTTAATAACAATAGTATTTCCTTTGCCAAAAATGACATCTTAATCTGTGATGTAAAGGTAACTCAAATTTCTACAAAAGAAGGATTAAAGATAGAATATGATGTTATTAAAGTAAAAGAACACCGACCCGCACCGTTAAAATCTTCTCTTTTTGAAGACGTATAAAAAGCAATTATAGGAGCTATAAATGGACTGGACACAAACAATCGCTTTAGGTGGTACCTTAATTGCGTACATGACTGGTATGTGCTTATTCTTTCACCGTCTAAATGAGAGGTCAATTGATAAGATTGATACTCGGTTTGAGAAAGCAATGGAAAAGAACGAAGCACACTGGCGGGAGATGTTCATGTACATGAATGAGCGCTTCGATAAAGTAAAGGAGAAGTGAGATGGACTGGACACAAACAATCGCTTTAGGTGGTACCTT